CATTCTGTGACTTAAAGAGAACACCAGCATATGGTTGTTCAGAAATAGTTCTTGAAGAAGCTGGGATAATATCACCCATCTGACTAATCCAAACTTTGTAGTTGTTTGAGTCAGATGCTAGAACGATACAATACTCTTCACCATCCTGAACATAAACAGGAGATGGGAAAGTGAAAGTAGTTGGTGTATCATACTTTGGATAGTTAGATCCAGAACCATCAGTCATCGCAACAGTAGTTGAAGAGATATTAACCTGAGATGGGTTCAATGTAACTTCTGAGAAAGGTAGAACACGCTTACCTGGATATCCATTTACAACATCACGAATTTGTAATGTTACAGGAAGTTGACTATCTCTAGTTGCAAAGAAAATATCAACTTTACTTAAGAAAGCACCACCTGGATTTTGAACCAAGAATGTTTGAGCAAGTGGATCATACCAACCAGTATCACGTGCAACACGCTCAATAGTACGAGAAACAGTATCATTCTCAGCAACGATCTCTTGAATAATATGAGCATTACGAATAGAAAGAACAGTCTGTTGCTTTGTCTCTAGAATACCAGTTGCTTCATATTGAGTCTTAGCAGAAGATGACTGTTGACCAGTAACAGTGCTTACGTCAAGTAGTTTAAATTCACGAGTACCAGTTCTAAAGTTAATAGAACTGGTATTTGGAATATGATAGATAAAGTTTAGATCACCAATAGAATTAGTTACAAGAGCAGCACCCTGAGACTTGTTATTTTCTTTGGCAGTTAATGTTCCAACAGCACCAGAGATTGAACCAGAGATTTGTTCATTAAGAGTGAATGTACCCTTGATATTCATTACATGGAGTTTTCTAACTCCACTTTCCATATCATACTCTTTACCAACTACAACACCAGTTGCAGCTGAAGAAGCACCAGTAATTACATCACCAACATTCAAACACATATTGCCAGCATCGTCTGCGGTTAATACACCAGAGATGTTATTGATAATACGAGCAGTTGAATTTGCTAAACTACCAGAGTTCTTTGCAGTTTCAAAATCTGTTGAAGTCGCAGAAGGTAGAGTATATGTGAAGTATGAAGATGGTGTGCAGTAATCTGATACGCTAGTGTTATCAAAATATGGATAGAAAGTAGTATTTGGTTTTAGTTTCTTAACCTGAACCAGAATATTACGACTACGGATATAAGGAATTAACGCTGTTGAGATAACTTTATCATCAACAACCTGACGTTCCATTTGAACTGCAAGAGTTGATTTAACACCAGTTCTAGATCTAGTTCCAGTTTGTGCGCTAGTTGAAACATAAACCTGACGTGCTGGACCGCCAGCGCCAGCAGTACCAAAACGCTGATTAAATTCATCTACGTTAATGTAAGTAGCACCTTCACCAAGCGCACGATCATTTGCCCAGTTTGAACCAGTTGTATACTGAATTAAAGATCCACCAGTTGGAACTGGTTGACCGATCCAATTAACTTGCCATGCATTCCAGATAGTTCCGAGAATTCCAGCTTGAGTTGCAAGCGCAGCAATAGTATTAAAGTTACCTTCCACATTACGAACGATATCTGGAGCACGGGCAACTTCAAACCAGTCATCTGAAGATGGGTTCAAACGAATATCGCCAAGGAATGTAAAGATAGCGAATGGGTTAATATTCTCTAGACGAGAAGCATATTGTTGAGTAACCAATGGTACATGTGGTGTGGTAGAATTTAATGGTAGTGTAATTACATCACCATAAACTTTATACCCAGCAGTTGTACGATCTCCATCGTTTGACAAACTCTCAACAAGGTTTACATTGTCCATTACATAGAATGGACGCAATTCACCATTCTGCATATCAACTGAACATAGGTAATCTGGAGATAACACATTACCAACATTATGACCAGTGAATGCATCAACAATAAAACCATTTTTAAATCTATCAAGACCAGTAGTGTCTGTGATAGTAAGACCTTTAGTTTCTTGTTCTAATAATGTTAGAGAAGTATAGTACTCTAGATTATCAATACGCTTTTCAAGTTTACCGATATCACGCATTGTATATCGTTTATTATCTACCTGATCGATAATGATGTTGGCGTTTGAAGTTCCAAAAGTATATGGCTCAAGAGTAAGTTTATAAAGAACCATTCCAGTAGCAGGATCAACTGGTTCTGATGGACTTAATGAAGAAACTCCAGTAACATCAAAGAATGAACCATCTGGAGAAATTGCAATTTTATCTTTACGAGAAAGGTAGTAAGAATATGAAACAGTAATATCCTGACCACGTTTAGGTGTCATCGCAAAAGATGAACCAGATCCAGAGAATGTTGTTCCAGCATCACTAATACGTGGACGAAAATCTAATACGTCACGTAGAGAAACACCATTGTACGGTGGAATATCTTTACGAGAAATAGTTGATGGATATGAATTTACTGTAAAATAATCACCAGATGAATGCGAGAAATATTCAAAAGTTACAGAGATTGGTGCAGATGGAGGAGCAAATGAACTCTTTAAAATCAAACGACCAAGATCATAGTGAGTATCTCGTTGACCATTATCAAAATCATAACGATCAAAAATATCAACAGTGTATGTTCCAGATGGTGAAGCAAAAGAACCAGTATCCATGTAAATAGATTTGATTCTCAATACGTCTGCTTTACCAAGAGATAGAATTGCTTTAGTTGTAGCAGCTTGTGTTGTATATGTTTGAGTAACAGTTTGTAGTGTCTTTGTTTTCTCACCGCCATCAGAACCAATCTTCTTAATTGTGGCCATGACAATAAAGTTAGAAGATGCGTATGAAGATGGTAGAGTGAACGTAATAGATGAAGAACCACCAGCACTAATAGAATTTGGTAGAACAACTGTACCGCCAGAAGTAGCATCATACCATACAACGATATAGTTATCAGTTTCAGCAGAATCTGCAAAAACACCAGCAGTTGTGTTGATAGTTAGCGTACATGCACCGCCAGAAATTGACGTTGAAGTACCACTTAGATACTGCATTCCATAATAGATAATCTGTTTTGCTGAAGTAGCATCACGAACAGATTTGATTGCGTAATTTGGAAGCGGATAAATCAGTTTATTGTTTTGTGGTTCTTGGATTTTAGTTGATATCAAGTAAATAATATCGCCATCAGCAGTGACTGAGGAATCTACTACAATAGTTCCATTATTTGTAATAGTTGTAACTCTACGAACATTCGTAGAAGTATTTGGACCGATGCGAATATAATCACCAACCTTAAGTGCTGGGCTAGCTGAAGTTCCACCCTGCCATGCTGAACCAATACCAATTAAAGTAGTTGAAGCACCCTTAGTTGGGTATGAAGAATAAGTTGTTGCAGAACCGACCAACTGAGTAACAAGTGAATTTATATCAGCAGTAAAGTTTAAATTAGTATCAGAACGGCTATAGTATAATGATTTTACATCTCTATTGAAATCATATCCATTTGACATTGTTACGTCAAATAGGTAAAGTTTATAAACAGCACTTATAGAACCAAGTGTGCCACTATCCCATTCAATACCACGAACACGTGCAGTACCAACTGCAGTTGCACCACTCGGAGCAACACCAACAGAAGAAGTGAATCTATTATAAAGGGTAATTGTTGGCATACCACTTGTTGAATCAAATGGCGGCAACGAATTTGTATTTGCAATATATACAAAGTTGCCCATTGGAGCAGTTAAATATGTATTGCTAGTTTGCACAAAATCACGTGCCTTTGGAACAGTAACATATTCAGTTGCGATCTTTTCGATCTCATAACCCTGAACATATGCTTTACCTGGTTCCATACCAACTGCTAGGTTGGCTTCATCTCCACCATCCTCTGGTCTATAGATACCACGATTGTAGAATGGGTTTAAATTATATTCCCAATTAATACCAGTTGAAGAAGCACCATCATATGATGTTCCAGTAGTATGTGTTGGTGGAATATTTACAGAAGTTGAAGAATTCTTGGCAACATAGATGTTAGTGTCATATGTAACTACATCACCAATCAAATATGCTTTGTTGGCGACCCAAGTTCCACGATTGTTATTTCTATGTTCACGAATATCAATCTTAAATGGTTTTGTAGTATAGTTACCAGACTCGTCATATGTACGACGAGCAAGGGTTTTCTCAATTTCAGCATAAGCTGTTTTAGTAACTTCACGTTTAACCTGTCCTTCATTTACAGAAAGAAGTTCAATGAAATCAACGTCATCAGTAGAATCTGGTGCTAACTTAGTAAGAATTAAATCGATATAGTAACGATGTGCACCTGGAGCAGCATAGTTATAACTGTTTTGTGCATTATCAAGAAGTGACTCATACCCAGTATCTTCTGGTGTAACTTTCTGCTCATCAATAGTTAAACCAACTCTATATGAAGGTGTATTTGTATATTTGTCTAGAACAATAGTTTGAGTATCGCATAGAACGAAGAACCCATTAACATAGTAAACACCACGTTCGATAGTTGCAGCTGAACCAGTACCAGTAGCGTCAGAAGCTAAGGCAGTTACTGTATACGCATCATCTGATGTAGTTAGAATTTCACCATCAGCAAATACCTTTGTTGTAGTATCGTCAGCACTAGAAGTATAACGAACAAATAGTGTAGTTGGATCTGAACCATCTGCATTTGATATTGCAATAATTTGAGCAGTTAATCCGCTCTCACCAACTAAAGTCTTGCCAGCTAAATTAGCAATAAAAGTTTCAGTTACATCACCAGCAGAGTTAAATACTTCTAATTTTACATAACTAAGTTTTGTATCTAGTGAGATCTGACCAGGGATAACCATAGCACCCTGTTTGAATACATGATCTCCATGACGCTTAATCTGATTCTGCAGGATAGACTGAAGTTGAGTTAATTCTCTAGCTTGAACAGCATAACTTGGACGAAATAAAATTCTGTGAAATTTATTATTTTCGTCAAAATCATCATTATATGGTTCGGTATTAAAGTCTAACATTGTGAACTATGTCCTGTAAGTAATCTCTATTATTTATTAGAACTTAATAACTGTTCTAAGGGTAACTGTCTCGTCTGCAGTTGGGGTGAATGCTTGCTTGTTATCAATAAACAATAAGTCACCTGAGTATTTATCTATTGTTGGTGGAGTGACTGTAGATGCAGTGAATAAATCTCCATTAGTGTTTGAAAAATTAGTTCCAGAAACAATAGCAGCATTATCAAGCGATTGAACTAGTAATGATGTGCCAGTATTTGTAACAATCCTAAATCTCTTAGCTGCGTCATCAGTAATAGTAGAATCTACTGGGAACAGTGTTGTATTTGCAGTTCCACTAATAACCCAACATGCCGACGCAAGAACTGCAACTAATGGATTAGTATTCCCATATTGACGTGGTGATTTAATGATACCAAGTTGACGATAATCATTATTAACATCAAAACCCTGATTTCTATCTTGGGATATGTTACTATAGAACATTAGCGTTTTAGCAAATAAATTGTTAAGTGCTTCTTTTCCGTAACCACCGTATGGACCAATGATTGCTCTTGCTCTGGCACCAAATCCAGAACCAGTAATAGTGACTGTCGCCCAACGATAACCAGAACCTTGATTAGTAATAGTTATTTTCTCAATTGAACCATTATTCAAAACAGCTGTAGCAGCTGCTCCAGTCCCATCACCAGTTATAGTTATATTTACTGCGCCATATCCGTAACCACCAGAAATAATTGGGCAATTTGTAATTTTACCATCCACAGTAAGTAATTCAATATTTGCTTGTAGAGTATTTACATCACCTGGAGATAGATCAGCAGAGATAGATGCTCCAGAACCATCACCAGTTACATTTAAGTTAGCGTATGTATATCCAACACCTGGATCATCTACCTGAACACCAACTAATTCTCCAAACAAACCTTCAAAATATAGTGTAGTAGTACCATTTGAAATTGTACCAGATGTATGAGATGGTGCAACAGTTCCACTAGTACCACCTGCAGTAACTGTATATAATCTATTGCTGTACCAGAGTTTTAATCCTGCAGTATATACAGTACTTGTTTGCCATTGTTGCCCAGAAGTATCTGCAGCAAAAATTGGTATTAGACTAGCCTCAGTTTTTACACCAGTAAAGTTAGCTGCGGCACCAGTACCAGAAAGAGATGAAAACGTAATAGC